CCTTCCTGAGGTACTCCTTTGATTTCAGAATCTTTAGGAATTAAACCTTCCTTAGGTACTCCTACCTGAGTCTGCTTTTTCTCCCCGCCTGTTTTCGTTTCATCAGATTTTCCATTAACAAAAGAAACTGCCTTCTGCTTTTTAAATTGCTGCTTTCTTTCTTCTGGACTTAAATACTCTCCAGTCGCATCTTTACCCTGCACTCTTGATGCATAACCAGGATCTAATGCAGTACCTTTCTTCAAACTATCAGCACTTATCTTTTTCTTTTTTGCCTTTAAAGTATCTGCTAATGCCGATTTCCAGTGATCTTTATGGAGATTTTTATTCGCTCTCCAATCCCCCGCATCTCTTGCAGATTTAAACCCCTCCTCTCTTGCTTGTATACCAGACTTCATCTGTGCCTTTATCTGCTTCGACTCAGGCATTGACTCAAAACGCTTCATCTCCTCAGGGGTAAAATTAAAAAATCCCTGATCAGCATTTAATTTCTGTAATAGTTCTAAATCACTAAGATTGGGCATTAGCTTTTTGCTTTTGTTCCTCTTCTTCGAGATGTTGTTTTAATAATGCAACATAAACATCACGCTCCCAAGGCATCATGTTTTCAATCTCTGTTAACGAGTATTTATGGTACTGCATCAAAGCGAAATTAAGCTTAAAATAATTCTCTAGGTCCATATGGACCATGCCTACCCGAAAAAAGACGATAAGCCCTCCAGTACCACTTCACTCTTCTTTTTAGTCTTGGGATTAGTAATATTAAGAGTATGAGATAACTTAGGCATCGTCTCAAAGAATTTTTCAACTTCTTTAAATTGAAGAGAATTCATCTGCTCTAAAAACTCATTCACTTCTTTCTTAGAACAATCTGCAGTTGCCCACACTTCCTCTTCACTATAGACTTTATCAATACAAGCCCCAATCAATTCAAATGATTGTTCCACTTGATTCTCTTCATTAAAATCAAAATTACTCTTAATGAATTGATCCAAAGAAGGATACTTCATCTCCATCATCAAATTATCATCAAGTTTAATATTCTTTTCATGCTCTTCATTCTCAATAACTTCAATCTCATCAAGATTGATCTTCACAGGAACTTGAGTTACTCCATCATCTGGGCAAATAATATTAACTTCTACTTCTTCTCCAACAGATTTACCTCGAATATTCAAAAACAAATATTCAATATCAAAAGTAGGGAGATTCTCTACTTTAATCCCTTTGGTAAGGATACATCCTTTAATAACAGATTTAATAGTAGTGGTTATTTGCTTACTATCTTCACTCTCTAGAGCAAGAACTAAAAGTTTTTCTTCTTTAACTAAAAAAGGTCTATATTTAATTTCCTGTTTAGTAGAAGGCAACACCAAATCATAAGTTGGGGTCGCAATTTTTGGTAAAGGCATAATGTCCTAAAACAATTCAGTATGTTTATTTATCAACCAATTCCAGCAATAGTCCCTGACAAATCATTAGCACCGACTCCAGGATCAGAAGATTCTATACTACTCACTGTTCTACCTCCCACTAACCTATCCACTCTATACAAACCATTAGACAAATTAACCACCCCAAGTACAGTAGAACCTGTAGGAATGGGTGAAACATGTTCAGCCACCGCAGCAACTCTTTCTCTTACATATCTAACATAAGAAAAAGATACATTATACCTCATTACATCACTTTCAGCATAAGTGACTGGAGTACTATTAATAGTAGTGGGAAAAGCATCTACAAAAGTATATTGTAATTGATTATCTTGCAAATCCTTCTCAAACTTTGTGACGTAAATATTACTTTTATACTCTCTAGGATAACTCATTCTATATCCAATAGCAGTTGATTTATAATCCTGACGTACTCCATTTCTTCCCACACCTGAAATAAAATCTATCCATCCATCAAAAAATTCAATAACATTATACTTTTTATCAACATAAAAAGTCATCTCTATAGACTCATCATATATTCTCCTATAAGCCATCTTTTCAGTAACACCCTGAAAATCAGCAGTTACATCATGAGTAGCTAAAGTTGTACCAGGTAAAGATGCCTCTGTACATAAAAATTCTATATCTCTACCATCATTACCATAATCAAACCCTCTTCCCTGTCGATTCATAAAATTCTGAACCCCAAAAGGAGGTTGAACCTTTACTCTATAAACCGAAGTTTGAGAGAACTTTAAAAATCTATTAACTATAGTAGAAGTATTTACTTTATTAGGACGTGGCCCAGCCATCTATAAATAAATTTAATTACTATTACTATGTAGGTGAAAAGTGGGAGAGTCTTACAAGAGTAAATACAAACCCCACAATCCCCAAAAATATAAAGGCAATCCCACCAATATTATTTGCAGAAGTAATTGGGAAAGAACTTTCTGTAAATACTGTGATCTCAATGAAAATGTAATAAATTGGGCCAGTGAAGAATTTAGTATTCGTTATATCTCTCCCATTGATAACAAAATTCACAGATATTATCCAGACTACCTAATTGAAGTGATTGAAGAGGGTAAAACTAAAAAATATATAATTGAAGTTAAACCCAAAAAACAAACTGCTCCACCTAAAATAAAATCTAGAGTAACTAAAAGTTACTTGTATGAAATGAGAACTTATGCTGTTAACCAGGCTAAATGGAAAGCAGCACAAGAATTCTGTGAAGATAATGGAATGCAATTCAAAATCATAACAGAAAAGGAACTGTATGGAACAAGAGGAATATCTAGAAGATCAAAGAAATAGATTAGAAAGAGACGTCAGCAATATTATTGCCTTAGATGATGCTGATGATAGAATGTTAGCGGTTACAGAAATATTAACAGAAACTGAAGTAATTCCAGATGTAGGAAGATATTATACCTTTATATACGCACCTAAAACACCTAGAATACGTTATGACCAATTTCCTCTTATTGCTTGTGTTCATATAGAAAAATGGGGATTTAGAGGATACAACTTTCATTGGCCAGCATTTAGAAATTATACCTGGGAAGAAGTAATAGGATACCTCCATGTTGCTTATCCCCTTGAAATGCCGGACTTACGTTCTATTCCATATCAAAATTTCCAGATAAATAACTAAAAAGTAGAAAATGCCACAATCCCGATACCAAAACAGAGATATTAGCGGATGGGCTCAACAATCTTCCGTAAGTGACTATACATATGATTCTATTCGTACTTATAGAAGAAATGTAGACCCTGGATTTTCTCGCTTAAGAATTCGTACTAATACTATCACCGGAAACTACTCTGTTTATTTGGTTGATGATGCAAATTCAAATACTGGAGATGCTCTATCTGATGATGATACACAAATCTATAACTATAATGGGTCTACTAACAGAAGGATTATAAATGATAGTGATTTATATACAGAATTTTTTACTGGAGGATCTCCTTATATAAGACAAAGCAATGCCCTTAATGTAGGAACTAAACAAGATACTTTGGCTCTAGCTTCCTCTACTGCTACTACTCCTATATCTCAAACCAGATTCCAAAATCTTGGAGAGTTAACAGGATATCAATCCCTATCCAATACAGGAACTCCACAACCATCAGATGATAATAGTTCTGATGGGTCTTTTGGTACAGCAAATTCAACAGCGAGCAATGCTTCAGTAAATCCACTAAATTCAATAAGCACGCTGTTAGATAATAGATCCACACCAACAAGAAATACTGTTGCTGCTGGCAGAGGTAATGTATACAGATATCCCCTGGAAATTCCAGAGTTAGGATATGATTTTATCAAAATTACTGCTTATGAATATGTGGCAGCAGGAGCAGGTGGTGGAGATTTAAGGTCAGCAGCAAGACCAGGCCAAAGTGCTGCACAAAGACTCTATACCAGTCCCCTGGAAACTATCATCCTTCCAATGCAACCCAACCTTTCAGAAGCTAACTCTGTAGATTGGGGTGGTGATAAATTAAATGCTATCCAAGCAGCAGGTGCTAGAGCAGCAACGGGTGCTATAGAAGGAATGGCTAGTCTTGATATGGCTAAAATGGGTTCAGTTGCTGGCGCAGCAATAAATGATATAAAAGATATGGTAGCAGATGAAAGTACTAAGAAATTTATTGCTGCTTATTTTGCAGGCCAAGCAGTAGGTGCTAATGTCCAAGCTAGAGCAACAGGGACTGTAATTAATCCCAATTTAGAACTTTTATTCGGTGGACCAACACTAAGAACTTTCAACTTTAATTTCACCTTTACCCCCAGAAGTGCTCAAGAAGCAGTAGAAATTAAAAGAATCATAAAAACCTTCAAAAGAAATATGGCCCCTCAAAG